GTGTAAGGTGTAAGAACACACCCCTAGAATATTACTACGGTTATATCCATTTAGATATAATCTATTGACATTTGCTTAAAAGTATGATATAATACCTTATATTATATAACAAGATATAAATTATTATTAGTAGTAGTATACCCCTTGTATATTATTATTTATTTTTCTCGTTACTGTTTTATAATTAAGGGCAGGACTATGCATAAAAATAATAATATTATGGATGATAAAGAGTTAAATATAAAACAACCCAAACACTATACCCACAATGGGATAGAACCCATAGATTACATTATAACTAACAAACTAGATTTCTGTGAAGGCAATGTGGTTAAGTATATTAGTAGGTGGAAACAAAAGAATGGTGTGGAAGATTTAAAAAAAGCTAGACAGTACTTAGATTTCTTAATAAATAAACAATTGGAGAATTAAAATGGCGGTAGTACAAGGATATAAATTTACTGTTCCTAAAGATAAAATGAACAAAATGACTAATGTACTTGAGGGCGACAGAATAAAAAAAGTTATTCTTGGTTTACAAAAAGGAGAATCAGATGCTAAATTAAAAAAATATTTAGGAGATGAATTTCCAAAAGGTACATTAGATATAATAAAAAGGGAATTAGGTTTAAAATGATTAACTTAATAGCTCCAATCGTAAGTTTAGGTAAAACATGGCTGGAGGGTAAGCAAGAGCTTAGTAAAGCAAAGCAAGAAGCCCAGCTAGTCACCACTAAGGCTCAAGCCGAAATATCACGCAAAGTAGCAGCTGGTGAACTAGAGTGGAATCAAACTATGGCTCAAGCTAGTAATAACTCTTGGAAGGACGAGTGGCTAACAATTCTGGTATCCATTCCCCTAATACTAGCATTTACGGGTCACGCTGACATTGTCACACGTGGCTTTGCTGCCCTTGAGTCCATGCCTGATTTCTATAAAACTGCAGTAGGTGTTGTATTTGCTGCATCCTTTGGTGTACAACAAATGACTAAGATGTTTAAAAAATAACTAATGAGGTAGCTCCTGATGACGGATAAAGCTATAGTAAAGAAAAAAGGTAGACCTAAAAAAGATTTAATAAAATCTAAAAAGAAAGGTAATAGAGGTGCAGTAGGTAGACCCAAAGGGGATGCTGATGCAATTAGGGAATACAAAGCTAGATTGCTAGCCAGCCCTAAGTCCAGAAAAGTTATTGATAGCATAATGAATGCAGCATTGGATGATAATCATAAATCACAATCAGCTGCTTGGAAGTTACTAATAGACCGTATTATGCCTTTATCGTACTTTGACAAAGATAAAAACATGGGTGGTAAAGCTGCAGTAAACATTACCATTACCGGTGTGGGTGGTGAAACAACTATCATTGGTAATGGAGAAGAACCCACAGATATAACTGATATAACTGATGTAGTGGAGGTTACTGACCATGACGGTAGTAAAGAAGAAAAAGAAAGTAGTTAAGAAAAAAACTTATAAAGTACTACATGGTAAACAAGCCATAACTGCTATAGAAAAGAAAGAAAAAAGAAAGTTAAGTTACAAAGAAAAAAGAGTAGTTGAGTTAGAAGGTTATGTAGACGGTATCTATACCTGCACTAAAGGTATAAAGACCACAGGGGTAGGACAAACAGGTAAATGGTTAACTAAAACTTTTAAGGAATCTTTTAAGTATCACGAAGATTTAACCAAGAAATTAATACCTAGTTATAATGAACTGCCAGAAATACTACAAGCTGAGTTAGTACAATCCACTTATCGTGGTGACTTAGGTGGTAGCCCTAGTGCAGTAGCTTTATTTAATAAGGGTAAATATATATTATCAGCACAAGAGTTTTTGAGTAATGCTGAATATGAAGATGAAGATACCCCTAAACAAATAAAAGATAGGATGGTAGCTACAGCAAAAGCAATAGGACTATACGAGGGTAAAGCTTGAGTACTGACTTAAATATAAAACTATTGAGCTGGCAACAAAAAGTTTGGAATAGTAAATGTAGATTTAAAGTAGTAGCTGCTGGTAGACGTACAGGTAAAACATTACTAGCTGTATATTTATTATTATATTATGCCCTACAAGCAAAAGCTGGACATGTGTTTTATGTTGCCCCAACACAAGGACAAGCTAGAGATATTATGTGGCAAGTATTACTGAGTATAGGCAATCCAGTAATTAAAAATTCACATATAAATAATTTACAAGTAACCTTAATTAATGGTGCTACTATATCATTAAAAGGTGCTGACAGACCGGAAACCATGAGGGGTGTATCCCTTAAGTACTTAGTAATGGATGAGTACGCAGATATGAAACCGGAAGTGTGGGAACAAATATTAAGGCCTGCCCTAGCTGACCAAAAAGGCGGAGCTTTATTTATCGGTACACCAATGGGTCGTAACCATTTTTATGATTTATATAAGTTTGCTGAAATGGATAATGATACTTGGAACGCTTGGCATTTTACTTCGTATGACAATCCATTATTGGATGCAAGTGAAATAGATGAAGCTAAAAAAAGTATGTCCTCTTTTGCATTTAGACAAGAGTTTATGGCTTCCTTTGAAGCACAAGGCTCTGACTTGTTTAAAGAAGAATGGATACAAGTAGGTACGGAAGAACCTAATGAAGGTAGTTATTATATAGCTATTGATATGGCAGGCTTTGAAGAAGCTACAGCTAAGAAGAAAAAGAAAACCAAGCTAGATAGTACATCTATTGCTTGTGTTAAAGTAAGTGAATCAGGTTGGTGGGTAGACGAGATTATACATGGTCGTTGGACTTTTGAAGAAACTGCCGAAAGGATATTTGAAGCAGTAGAAAGATATCAACCATTAGGTATAGGTATTGAAAAAGGTATAAGTAAACAAGCTATTATGTCACCCCTTACTGATATGATGCGACAAAGAAATATGTTTTTTACCATACAAGAATTAACACATGGTAATAAACGTAAAGTGGATAGGATTGTTGCAGCATTACAAGGTAGGTTTGAACATGGTACAATAACAATTAACAAGGGTGAATGGAATATAAAATTTTTAGATGAGCTGTTTCAATTTCCTAACCCACAAGTGCATGATGACTTGGTTGATTCACTAGCTTACATTGACCAATTAGCACAAATAACATACTATTATGATTTTGAAGAAGATAATTTTGAAGCACTTGACACTATAGCGGGATACTAAATATGAATAATGATAATGAAATGTACACTAAAATGAGTTTAAAAGATTGGATTAGTGATAAATGTATGATGTGGAGAGACCACTATCAAAGCAATTATCAAGAAAAACATGATGAATATTACCGTATATGGCGTGGTATATGGGATAAATCTGACAGTATGAGAGAGTCAGAGCGTTCAAGATTAATTAGCCCTGCAACCCAACAAGCTGTAGAGTCAGCAGTAGCAGAAATAGAAGAAGCTACTTTTGGTCGTGGTAAGTTCTTTGATATTAAAGATGACTTCCAAGATAATAATCCAGCGGATGTAGCAATCATAAGAAATCAATTAGAAGAAGATATGCATTTTGCAAAAGCTCGTAGTTCTATTGCAGAATGTTTATTAAACTCTGCTATCTTTGGTAATGGTATTGGTGAACTAATACTAGATGAAATGACAGAATTAAAAACTACTAGTCAACCTCAACCTGAGATGGGCTTAACAGCAGTTGGTGTAGAGAAAAAGGAAAGAGTTATAGTTCGTATAGACCCTATCATGCCACAAAACTTTTTAATAGACCCCCTAGCTACTAACGTAGATGATGCATTAGGTGTGGCTATAGAAAAAATGGTATCAATGCATAGCATACAACAAGGTATTGATTCCGGTATTTATCGTAATGTAGAAATAGAAAGTATTACTAGTGATTCTGATTTAGAAGATGCTAGTAAAGTTAGTATGTTAGATACACAGGATATGATTAAGCTAACTAAATATTATGGCTTAGTACCAACAGATTTATTAGAAGATGAAGATATGCCTGAAGCAGATGAAAATGAAGTTGTAGAGTTTCCAACAATGATTGAAGATGAAGAAGGTAATAAAACAACTTACACAGAAGCTATTGTAGTTATAGCTAATGACGATACAGTTTTAAAAGTAGAACGCAATCCATACATGAAAAAAGATAGACCAGTTATTGCATTTTCTTGGGATACTGTACCATTTAAATTCTGGGGTCGTGGTATTTGTGAAAAAGCTTACAACTCACAAAAAGCATTAGATACAGAAATGAGAGCAAGAATAGATGCTTTAGCACTAACTGTACACCCTATGATGGGTATAGATGCTTCTCGTATGCCTAGAGGTGCTAAGTTAGATGTTAGACCGGGAAAAACTATTTTAACTAATGGTAATCCTAAAGAAGTTTTAACACCTATGAACTTTGGACAACTAGACCAAGTAACTTTTAGTCAAGCATCACAACTACAAACTATGATACAACAAGCTACAGGTGCTATTGATTCAGCTGGTATTCCCGGCTCTATTAATGGAGAATCAACAGCAGCTGGTATATCTATGGGATTAGGTGCTATTATTAAAAGACATAAGCGTACTTTAATTAACTTCCAAGAAAACTTTTTAATTCCGTTAGTTGAAAAAGCTGCTTGTAGATATATGCAATTTGAACCTGAACTATACCCTGCAAAAGATTATAAGTTTGTAGCTTCTAGTTCGTTAGGTATTATTGCTCGTGAGTATGAAGTAACTCAGTTAGTACAGCTACTACAAACAATGTCACCAGAATCTCCAATGTACCCAATGTTAGTTGAGTCTATTGTAGATAATATGGGATTAGCTAATAGAGAAGCTATTATAGCACAACTAAGACAAGTTAATCAGCCTAACCCTGAACAACAACAAATGCAACAAATGCAACAACAAATGGCTATTGAGCAAGCTAAATCTAGTATTGAAAACCTTAAAGCTCAAACTGCAGAGATTGTATCCAGAATACAACAAAACAATGTTGAAACTCAGTTACTACCTATAGAGGAAGAAACTAAAAGAATAGCAGCATTGGCTAAGTCTGTGGGATTAGATGAATTTGAAAAACTTGTTAAATACGCTGAGTTAGAACTAAAAGAAAAAGAGTTAGATGTTAAAGAGAAAATATCTAAATCACAAGTAAAAATGGCTTCTGATAATAACTCTTGACAAAATAAAATAAATATGATATAATAAGGAAATGATAATAGACCCTGAATTAGAAAAATATTATAACAATTACTTAGAACTCTTTATGGCTGATGGTTGGAAACAGTTTAAAGAAGATACTGAAAATGTTATGAAATCTATAAATCTATTAAACCTTGAAGATGCAAAGCAATTGCATTTAGCACAAGGACAAATGGAAATACTGAATTGGATTCTTGATTGGGAAAACTCTGTAAAAAATTCATACGAGACTTTACAATCAGAAACCATAAGTACAGAAGGACAGGAAAACTTTCAATGAGCTTAATGTTGTTTGATTTTACCTGCCCTAATGGACACACAACGGAGCATTTTACCAAATCCAATGTAAAGGAAGTACAATGCCCTGATTGTGATTTAATGAGTAATCGGATAATTTCACCTGTTAGGTTTAAATTAGACCACACTTTCCCCGGATATCACGATAAATGGGCGAGAGAACATGAGAAAGCCGGTGCTAAAAATAATTAATACCCCACAATACTTTTAAGTACGGAGACATTAAATGACTAAAGTAGCAAACCCACTTGATAAAAGTGAAGTAAATTTACAAGAAAATGAGGAGCTGGTAGACTTATTAACAGAGCTTGATAATAAACCAGAAGAAGAATCAAAAGCAGCTGATAATAATCAGGAAACTGCTGAAACAGAAGAAGTAGCTGAAGCAACTGAAGAAGTAGAAAATACAGAAAAACCAAAACTTGAAGGTAAGTATTCTGGTAAAAGTATTGAAGAAGTTGTACAGATGCACCAAGAAGCTGAAAAATTAGTAGGTAGACAAGGTGCAGAAGTTGGTGAACTTCGTAAAATTGTAGATGAATTTATTAAGAATAAGGTTAGCGAAACTAAAGAAAACTTAAGCAACAATGACAATGCTGAACCAGATTTTTTTGATAATCCAAAAGAGGCAGTAGCTAAAGCAGTATCTGGCTCTGAGGAAATGAAGCAGATAAAAGAATTACTTGTTAAGCAAAATGAGCAAGAAGTTCTTGGGAAGCTAACAACTAAACACCCTGACTATGTAGATATTATACAAGACCCTGCATTTGGTGATTGGGTGAAAAGTTCAAAAGTACGAGTAGAGTTATTAGAAAGAGCAGATAAGTATGATTTTGATGCTGCTGATGAGTTACTTTCATTTTGGAAGGAACGCAAAGGTATCGTTGAGCAGACTAAAGCTATTAATGATGAAGACCGTAAGCAGCAGCGTAAAGCAGCTTCTACCGGTGGTAAGGGTTCAGGAGAACCTGTATCTCGTAAAATCTATAAGCGTTCAGACATAGTCAATTTAATGACTAACAATCCTGAAAAATATAGAGCTAATATTAATGAAATACAAAAAGCTTATGAAGAAGGAAGAGTTAGATAATTTTAACTTTTAATTTAAAGGTGGTATAAAATGGCACTAGGTTCAAACCATGTAACAAATACTACAGCAGCTACATTCATCCCTGAAATTTGGAGTGATGAAATCATAGCAGCTTACAAGAATAATCTTGTATTAGCTAACGCTGTAAACAAAATGTCACATGTTGGTAAGAAAGGTGATACAATTCACATTCCTAAACCAACTCGTGGCTCTGCTTCTGCTAAAGCAGCTTCAACTCAAGTAACATTGATTGCAGCTACAGAAAGCGAAGTTCAAGTTTCAATAGATAAACATTATGAGTATTCTCGTTTAATTGAGGATATTACAGATGTTCAAGCACAACCTTCACTAAGAAGATTTTACACAGAAGATGCTGGTTATGCATTAGGCAAACAAGTTGATTCTGACTTAGGTTTACTATGTAAAACTTTTGGTGATGATAATGGTTCTGGTTCTGACTTTGTTCACTCAAACAGTTTTTATGTTGATGGCTCTAACGGTATTGCTGCTTATGCAGTTGATACAGTTGCAGTAACAGACGTATTTACTGATTTGGCTTTCAGAGAGTTAGTAAAAGAACTAGACGATAACGATACTCCAATGGATGGTAGATTCTTAGTAATTCCTCCATCAGTTCGTAGCACAATAATGGGCATTGACCGTTATGTATCTGCAGACTTTGTAAGTTCTAGTCCAGTACAAAACGGCTTAATTGGTCAACTATATGGTGTAGATATCTATGTATCTAACAACTTACCAGTAGTTGAAACAGCTGCAGCTAACTCAGCTTCTGCTGTTGACACAGTTGGTGCAATTATGTCTCAAAGAGATGCTATGGTTTTAGTTGAGCAAATGGGCGTTAGAACTCAAACTCAATACAAACAAGAGTATCTTGGTGATTTAATGACAGCTGATACACTTTATGGTGTTAAAACTGTTAGACCTGAATCAGGTTTAGTAATCGCTGTTTCTAAATAAGGAAACAAATCGGGGGACTACATTCGTAGTCTCCCTTTTCCTTTTTTTAATTATAAATACATAGAGGTTTAAATGGCAATATATAGAGGTGATGGTGGTGCAGGTGATGCAAATTCAGATATAACAATTAACCAAGTCACAGAAAAAGCAAGTGAAGCCTCTGCCTCCGCAACAGCCGCAGCTTCAAGTGCAACATCAGCTTCCACTTCAGCTAGCAACGCTAGTACATCAGAAACAAACGCAAGTAATTCAGCCACAGCAGCAGCCTCGTCTGCTACTAGTGCAGCTACTTCAGCAACCAATGCTAGTACTTCAGCAAGTACAGCATCAACTCAAGCGTCTAATGCATCTACTTCTGCAACTGCAGCATCAACTGCACAAACAGCAGCAGAGACAGCTAAGACAGCAGCAGAAACAGCAGAAACAAATGCTGAAACTGCAGAAACTAATGCTGCAGCAAGTGCTACCACAGCAACTACTAAAGCGAGTGAAGCATCTACATCAGCTACTAATGCAGCCACAAGTGCTACAACAGCTACAACCAAAGCTTCAGAAGCTAGTACATCTGCTAGTAATGCAGCTACCTCAGCTACTACAGCTTCTACACAAGCAACTAATGCCAGTAA